AAAAACATCAGATGAGTTGCTGAGCGATCGAGAAAATCAATGGCATAATGTTCGCAATATTCGAGACAAAATGCTGGCTGCAATTGATTGGCGTTACTTGCGATATGCAAGTCAAATACGCCTTGGTATTTCTGCTACTGATACACTTGAACAATTAGATACTTATGCTCAAGCACTTAGAGACATTACACAGCAATCGGACCCGATGAATATTCAGTGGCCTGTGTTAGGAGAATCAAATGGCAATTAACTTTCCGTCAAGCCCGACAACTGGGCAAATATTTAGTAGCGGTGGCAAAACTTGGAAATGGAGTGGTACCGTTTGGCAAGCTAACACTGATGTTTATAGTTCTCCCGTAGTGCCAGTTTCTGCATTAGATATCGATTGCGGTGCCGGTAATTATTTTACAAAGACAATTTCGGCCAACAGCACTTTTACCTTTAGCAATATTCCAACAAGTGTGGCATATTCATTCACACTCGAACTTACTCATACTTCAGGAACGGTGACATGGCCGGCCAGTGTATTGTGGCCAAGCAACTCTGCACCTACACTAACTACTGGAAAAACTCACTTATTCATTTTTGTCACCGACGATGGTGGCACTATCTGGAGAGCATCATCTCTTATAAACTATGGATAAAACTTCTAAACAATTAATGATGGGGAAAGACCCGTCGCTGTCGTCACTTGAATCTTGGATCGTTGCATATGATGCGGCTATAACTTCAACAAACGTTGACAAGGTGTCTAGATGGTTTTTAAGTGCAAATGCTGATTCTCCATTAGTGTTTTCAGATGATGCTAACGTTCCTGGTGGTTCTACAGAAACTGGCGCATTTTTTGTATTTAATAAGTATGGAAACTTATTTGCATCTAAAAAACTCAATGCAGAGTTAACTTCTGTATTTTCCAGCACTGCGTTTAGTCAAGACCAAACATCGCAATATGTTAATGGATATAGTATAACTCCGAGAATCGCAACTTCATTTAACGATTCGCCGTTAATTTTTAACTATAACTTAACAACTTTACAATACGATAATACGTCTGGGACATTTACACCAAAATTGCAGTGTAAAGACTCTGTTGGAAATAGTTATAGTTATGGCAAATTATCAGCAGGTAATGTATGCTTTGTTAAATTCAGTAGTGATAATACTATCCTGTGGGCAAAAAGTATGCAAGCCGGGGGCTCTGGTAGCACTTATGATAGTGTGAAGACAGTAGTTGATGTATCTGGTAATGTGTATTTCTTACTAGATAACTATAATACTACCGGTAGTCGTAGAGGAATGGTTCTCATTAAAATTAATTCTTCTGGAAACGAAGTTTGGAAATATATATTTTATATCACTACTACTAACAGCACCATGATTCCTTTCGACATGGTACTTGATACATCTGGCCAAAATATATACCTACTTTATGCTACTACAAGTGGAAGTAATACATTTTCTGTAGCTAAAATATCTTCAGATGCGACTCTTGTATGGAGAAAACAAATTAATACCACGTTAGCAGGAGCTGGAAATCCAGTAGTTCCATTTAAGACATTGGGAATTGATCAAAGTGACAACTTATATGTGCCTTGTGCGTTATCTAATTTTTTTGGTTTTGTAAAAATTAATTCAAGCGGATCGGCAGTTTCTTCCTATAAAATTTCTGCTTCTGGCGGAGCAGGTATTGGTTTTCCAAATGGGTTAACCAATGTTTCGATGAATAATCAACCAGTAGTTAAAGTTGTGAATGACGTTGTTTACATATTTGCTTGCGGAACTTATGCAACTACAACCCCTTCGGCTACCTATAGATTTTTTATAATGAGAATTGCGCCCGGCGCTACGATATCGACAGGAACAAAGTCTATAAATAGTGGAACTGAATCGATCGTTATCAGTAGCGATACTGTCACTACTACTGATAGTACGATAGGAACATTCTCCAGCATCTTTCAAACCATTCTTAATGCAACTATTAGTACCACACGGTCAGAGCCATCTAATAACAGTAAAATAACGGACTTTTCAGTTTTACCAACTTTTCATAAGGCATCTATCACATGAGCGTTTACATAAACATTGATTCTTTAGAGTATCCATTATACGAATCTGATATTAGAGCATTGTTTACAAATGTATCTTTTGAAACAAATTTTCAACCACCGCATCCATTCTATGAAGTATTTCTCGGAGATGTTCCGCCGACTGACGGTTTTCAGTCAATTGAAGAAGAATTTCCAGTTCTTATAAATGGCATATGGTACAAGAAATTTAAAGTCACTCAATTGTCTAATGATATTATTGACGGTATAATTGTAGAAATGGGCAACAGAGCCAGAGATAGGCGTAATCAACTACTGTCTCAGTCTGATTGGACACAAGTTGCAGATTCACCGGTAGATAAAGCAGCTTGGGCAACGTATCGACAGTCTCTGAGAGATATTACTGTACAATCAGGGTTTCCTCAAGAGATACAATGGCCTACACCGCCAGTTTAATATTTTAATCACCTGACCAGTAATTTCATAAATTAGTCAGCAGTTTATCTTAGTGATTAAATATTAAAACTAAACATTATGAAAAAAATATTCTGGATCGACGGCGGCGCCGGCCGCGTAGTAGCAGCAATTCCGGCATTGCTCAAATACAATAGATTAAATCCCAATACAGATTGGGCAATATTAATAGGAGTATGGGATTTCCTACTTTGGGGCATTCCTGAATTACAAGATCGTGCATATAATTTGGACACCAAGGGTGTGTTCGACAACGTAGTTAAAAATGCCGATGTGATTATTACTCCCGAACCGTATCGTAATCCAGCATACTTTCGTCAAGAGATTAGTCTCGCACAAGCATTTGATCGCGAGATTAATAACACTACAGATCACAGCGATCTTGGTGTTCCGACACTGGCATTTAATCGCCAAGAACAACTGGTTGCAGAAAACACGCTTATTGATTTGAAGAATATGCAAAAGCGCCCTAAGACTGTTATTTTTCAGCCATTCGGTCGTGGGGCAAAACTTGATCGTGAACAAGTTATAGATGAAGAAAGTCGCAGTCTTGGGCAAAAAGACTATTTGTTTTTAGTTCGTAAATTGGCACAAAAATACAACATGGTATTCTTTGGCGAACCGGAATTTCAACTAAAGCAAGACACGTATGCACAGAAGTACACTTGTGATTTACGGCAGTGGGGCGCATTGATTGCACAGTCTGACTACTTTATTGGTTGTGATTCAGTTGGCCAACATTTGGCTCGTGCAGTAGGTACTCCAGGCTCGGTTATTTTTGGAAGTACATTCCCTGTTAATACAAGTTATCCAGATTACTTTAATTGCATCGACGTGGGCAAGATTAAAAAATACAGTCCAATTCGTATTGCAGGGTTAGATGTTAGTTTATCAAATCGGTTAAACGAAAATGCAATGAACTTCAGTGATGTAGAATTGAATACTATCTATAACAGTATCGTGACAGATATTGAAAGAAAAACAAAATAATGACATACAATATTTTGGCAATTAATCCGGGGCACAATGGCTCGGCTGCATTAGTAGTGGATGGCCAAGTAGTTTACTATTCAGAAGAAGAACGACTAAGTCGCATGAAATACGACGGTAATCCGTTTCGTGCAATGATTTATGTATTAATGAATTATACAGTTGACGAATTAGTAATTGGCGGAACATCTGATCAACTTGCACAATTACCGTGGACCGGCGAAGATTCTTATACTGCACTTGCACGTAAGTTTAATCCTAATATAAAAGTAACAAAAATGGGACATTTGCATCACTTAGGTCATGCAGCCGCCGCATTTTACGGATCAAATTTTGAAACAGCAGTTGCAATTATCGTAGATGGCGCTGGATCATTTCATCGAGAACAAGTAAACGATCAGTTCAGTGTCGGCGGATTTGAAACTGAAACAATATACAACTGTGCGTATCCTCACGAATTTGACACAGTTTATAAAAGATATGCAGACGGAACTTCACCTTACTACAACACTGACATCCAAGAGTTTGACAATTCGGTTACTATCACTAAGTCTTATGAAGCTGTAAGTGATTATTTAGGTTTTGGTTTTATCGAAGCAGGTAAGACCATGGGGCTTGCTCCTTACGGTTCTTATGATGATAACATTCCCGACTTCTTCATCAACGGTAAAGGTAACAAGAATTTACTAATTCCGCATTATCCAGCCGGTGCCCTAATTGATGAAAATCGTAATCCGTATCTAAAGCGTTTTACAGAACCTAAAGAATGGCATAACGATTTTAATCTTGTTCGTGATGTAGATAAGAATCTTGCGTATCATGTTCAAATTGCAGTTGAGCAACAAATGTATGATCTAATACAAAAGGCTGTTGATATCACAAGTGAAACAAATGTGGTTATTTCCGGCGGTTTTGGTCTAAATTGTGTGGCAAATTACAAGTTTGTGAAGCGTTTTCCCAACTTAAAGTTCTATATTGACCCCATTGCGCACGATGGTGGTACTGCTATAGGTCTTGCAAGATATGCATGGTTTAATCATAGTAAAGACATTACTCCAGTACCGCTTACATCTGTGTATCTTGGTGCACCACCTGACTATAACCAGTTAACACTTATTGAACAACACAAGCTCAATGCAGAAATTGTTGATATAACTGCGGCAGACATTGCTCAATTAATTGAGCAGGGCAATATTGTTTCGTTATTTCAAGGTCCAGCAGAAGGTGGTCCACGTGCGTTGGGAAACCGTAGTATATTATTTGATCCTCGCCGATCTGATGGTAAAGACTTTGTTAACCGTGTTAAACACCGTGAGTGGTTTAGACCGTTTGCAGGATCGTGTTTAGAAGAACACGCTGATAAATGGTTTGATATGACAGGAATGAATTCAAGTCCATTTATGATGTATGCTGTAGATGTTCGTCCTGATAAAGTTGCAGAGATTCCGGCAGTGACTCATGTAGATAATACTTGCAGAGTTCAAACTGTTAACGCAACTCAAAACGCTCACTATTACAACTTAATTCAAGAGTTTTATAAGCTAACCGGTGTTCCGCTGTTGTTTAATACCAGTTTTAATTTAGCAGGTCAACCGTTAGTTGAATCGATAATCGATGCACTGATTACATTGTTCAACAGCGATATTAACTATTTGTATTTGCCGGACATTGGCAAACTTGTTAAGAAAATTTAATAAATTTTCATGTTCAAAGTAGTTATAAATATTCAAGATATACATATAAGGAGAATCATATGACATCTATTGTAGATACATTATCAGTTGCGACTGAAATCGTATTAAGTGAACGCCGAGTGACAACTGAGTTTGCTATTCGTCAAATTCAAGAAAATATTCGTGATCGTCGAGTTCAGGTAGAAATTGAATTAGGCCCCTTTACTACTGAAATTTTGCCCGACGGTCGAGAAGAAATTCACAGTTCTGGCTATCGTGGTGTTACTATTTGGGAAGGTGACGCATATGATGCAGTTCGCGATACATGGCGCAACGAAGATTTAATGGCACGTCTTGCAGAAATCTTAAATAGTTGATTAAGTGGGCAATGCCCACTTAATCTTTAGATTAGCTCTAACAAAATTTCTAATTTAGTCTTGATAATTTTATTTGTAAGACTTGTCCGCACACCTCTGTGCAACGGCTTTGGCCAAGCTCCTAACTCACACCACGCATACCCGTTATGCTCGTCATTCAATGTAGGTATAAATTCTCGATCAACAAGTAATACATATGTGTTATATTGAAACAATTGATCATTGCTTGTAAAAAGTTCTAACGGAATAACTTTTTTAATTGTAGGTGTTTTTCCAACTTCTTCAGAAACTTCTCGTACAAGTGTGTCGTAAGGTGTTAGATCATGAGGCTCTTTTTTACCCCCGACAAGCCCCCAATTACCAGCAGTTTTTAACTGTGTTCTACACAAAAATAAAAATCTACCAGTATCTCGAGCTAAAAACAAACCTCCGGAACACACTATTTCTTTCATAACATCAAGCGCCATTTTTCATTAGTATACACACCTTCGAACGATTTAGACCATTGTCCTCCGTCCCATTTGTATTGAATACCTGTATAAGCATTAGTTATGTAAGTCGTTTCTGTTATATTAGAGGAATCGAATATGACCCACCAGCGAACTCCGTCCCATTGAATAATATCATTTGCGTGTGCAATCGTTTCTCCGGTTCGACCTTTCCATCCGTCCGGGCCATCGATTGCTTGTTGATTGATAATAATATCTTCTAATATTAAATATCGTCTATCAATATTTTGCCCTTCTACAGATTGCGGATTAAAAGTTAACGGATTAATAATTGCATCGATAGTACCTCTATTAAACGCATTATAATGATCTGGGATAATTGTATTTGCAGGAACGGTGTCTTGATCAAATGTTAGATTCATTAATGTTTCGTCTGTCGGATGTAAACTTATATGTGCAACAATTTCACGACCGTCGGGTTTTTGCAATCTTATTTGACTTAATCCCGGTGTGAATTTTCCGGGATACATATCCAGGAGACTTAACCAAGAAGGTTTGCTTGCGGCACTGTCGGTGCTTGTCCATCTTTCGCTAACATTTTGAGCACCGCCGGGCACTAATACTGCTGTATTATTTAGAACAAGCAAATCATAATCTCCGGGTGTTACTACAATTCTTGCATCCGGTTGCATACCGCTAAAGATATCTGCGCCACCTGATGCATCTACATATCCACCGTCTGCACCAAATCCCGGTGCTTCGGCAAACACATTAGTAATAATTTTAGTAATGATTCCGAGTTTTTTAACTTTTGCAGGCGGTGTGATCCATGCAGGTGCAGTAAATTGAAGTGTCGCAATGCTGATATCATTACCTAACCCTTGTGGAACTGCTCTTGATTCAAATACACTACCGTCGGACAATTCTAACACACTTAAACTTGTCCAGTCTAAATAATTATCGGTCATTTGCAATTCTAAACTGGGATTAAACAACATGGTAATTTGTTCCCATAGTTGAAACTTTTGATCAGTGTTAGTAGTCCATATATCTGCATTAAATGTAAACATATATGGTGTTGGCATTAATCTTTCAACAGTATAATTTGCACCTTGAGTATTAAGATACATATTACCTTGATCGTCGTATTCTCGCTCTCTAACATGAATCTTGTTGACATAAGTCGGATCTTGCATACGACTACGATCAAATTTTAAATCTTTAATATAGCAAGCAATAAATGGTGCACTCTGTAAAATATTCTCAGAGTTTTTATTTAAGATAGCACCTACTTGACGTGTCATATCTCCGTATCTAACAGGCACTTGAACTAATTGCCCTTTTGAATCTTTGTAACAAAAATTACTCATAGCACGCATGAACTGCGTTAAGTAACGTTTGATCTGCCCATCGTAAAAATATTCCATTTTAATTATCTGCTTTCGGCTTGAGTGCCTTGCTTAGTGCTTGACGTTCTGTAATAACTTTACCGGCAATTGTTGCAGTAGTATTGTTATTAATAAATCCAGTTTTTTGTGTTTGTCTTGTTTGATCTTGATTGGCAGC